GAGCAAATACAAATACTGCATTTCCAAGATTAGGTGCTAATGCAAGATCATTAAGTGCTAACTTAGCTGTTGCAAATGTAAACAGTAAACTTGGAAGTGCTTTAGCATTTGTAAACACAACAGTTGGAACAATCAACAGTGTTTATACAACGAGTTATGGATACAATTATGTTAACATTCCAAACATATCTGTTAGAAATCCAGCAGTAGCAGAATTAAGATTAGTTGATCCAGATAGACCAACTACATTCAAAGGAAACAATGCAATTATAACTGCAACTCATGTTGATGGTGCTTTGAAGTCAACTACAGTAACAGATGGTGGATTAAGTTTTAACAAATATGAAAATTTGAGTATTGTAAATGATACAAGAACACCAACAGCAAATGCAACAGGACTACCTTCGATTACAGGATTAAGAGCTTATGAAGGTAAGTATACAGATACAAAAGGTTTCTTATCATGGAACAACAGATTACAAGATAACTTTTTTTATCAAGTTTATAGTTACGTGATCAGATCTAAAACAGCATTACAAAAATATAGACAGTTTGTAGATAATTTATTACATCCAGCAGGAACTAAAATGTTTGGAGAATATACACAAACAAGTAATGTATCAGTAGGAACATCTGTTGCTAGTAATGTGTCAACAAAAACAAGTGCAATTACATTTGACTCAGTTGCACTTACATTTGATTCTAGTAACACCACATTTGATGCTTTTTAATATAAATAGAAACAAGGATTAGAAATGGACAAATTCACAGAAACATTAGACAAGTTAAGATTATTTCCTAGATTATTCATAACAGTTTATATTTGGATGTTTTATGATGTAGTACAATGGTTTATGGCTTTACCAGCACCAACAAATCAACAAGCTGGTTTAGTTTCAATTATAGTTGGAGCTGGTGCTGCTTGGTTTGGATTATATGTTAGGAGTAAATAATGGCTAAACAAACGGTTGGAATAGGTACTTCTGCTAATGACGGAACTGGTGACAGTATTCGTTCTGGTGGTGATAAAATAAATGATAACTTTACAGAAGTTTATAACGCATTAGGTAATGGAACAACTATTGCTGCCAATACAGGTACATTAGTATCTAATAGTTACATTATTGCTTCTTACCAATCTAATACTCAAATAACCTCAAGATTAAATACCTATGCATTAGTTGCAAATGTGGCATCTTTAGCTGCATTAGGAAATACTAACTCAGCAATAGCACAAAGAGCTCAAGTTGCAAATGTTGTAACACTAGCTGCATTAGCTAATACAAATAGTGCAATAGCTAAAAGAGCAGAAGTAGCAAACGTAGCTAGTTTAGCTGCACTAGGAAATACAAATTCAAGAATAACATTAGTTAACACAAACTTAACAGGAACAAACACAGCTGTAAGATTATTAATTAATGATAGAGCTCAAGTAGCTAACGTTGGTGCTTTAGCTCATTTAGGAAATACTAATAGTAGTATAGCAACACAAGCAGCTAGAGTAACTTTAGTTAATACAAACCTTACAGGTACAAATACAGCTATTAGATTATTAGTATCAGATAGAGCTCAAGTTGCCAACGTGTTCTCAGTATTTAGTAGTGGTAAAAGTTATTCAACAGTACCAAATTATGGTGCAGCAGTAACATATGATATATCTGCAAATGGATCCAGTGCTTACATTGTCTCCAATATGGGTTTTGGTAAAGGTGGTGCAGCATTTAATAATCCAGAACTAACTGTAAGAAATGAATCAACGATTGCTTTTGACTTAAATGGTTTAGGTGGAGCACATCCATTCAATATTAGAAGTGGTAGCACTGGTACAAATAATTTTTCAAATACGTTGATCCATGTTGCAACTGATGGTACAATAAGCACAGGAGCTAGTGCTCAAGGAAAAGTATCAGGAGTTTTATATTGGCAAATACCACACGACATAGTTTCTTCAGGAAGGGACTCATATCAATATTATTGTTCAAGTCATGCATCTAATATGAAAGCTAACGTTAATATCAAAGACACTGGAGCAATCTAATGCCAGCTACTTCGACTAAGAGGCTGTCTTATCATATAGCTGACCAATTTAAAGAGTCATTCAGTGAAGCAGCACCTTCAAGACTTTATATGTTTATTGGTAGAACCAGTCCTTATGCAAATGACTCAGTAGCATCAACTCCAACTGATACAGTTCAAAAACAAGACTATAACATTTACAAACAAATGTTAGCAGCAAAGAAAATTCAAGAGACAGATGTAACTTATGCTCTAGTAAGAAGAAACTGGGCAAATAATAATTTGTATGCTGAATATACTAATACAACTTTAAACTCTACTTTACATAATAGTGCATTCTATGTTTATACATCTGATAGAAATGTATATAAATGTATCTTTAATAACAAAGGTGCAAACTCAACTGTAGAACCAACAGGTACAAGTACTGGTGTTACATCTACATCAGATGGATACCAATGGAAATATATGTTTACAGTAAGTACTGCTGACGTTGGTAAATTTGTAACAGCAGAATATATTCCAGTAAAAGTTATAACAGCAGATGATAGTTCAGGACAGTTTGCAGTTCAAGATGCAGCTGTTGATGGAGCTATAGATGTTATAGATGTATCTGCAGGTGGATCAGGATATTTAACTAATAATGGATCCTTTCAAGCAGTTACTAATGCAACCTCAATGAGAATTGCTACAACAGCAAGTGCGAACGATAGTGTTTATATTGGAAGTACATTATATATTGATGGAGGTAAAGCTGCTGGTTTAATCAGAGAAATAACGTCATATACAGGTGCAACTAGAACAGTTACAGTCAACACAGCATTTTCTACTACACCTAATACTTCTTCAACATATATTGTAAGTCCTAAGGTTGCAATATCAGGTGATGGTACAGGTGCAGCTGCTTATTCAAATGTAGCTACAGGAGGAAGTGCAGTCAATTATATCAATATGATTAGTACAGGATCAGGATATACAAATGCTACAGTAACTATATCAGCAAATACAAGTTTTGGATCAGGAGCAACTGGTGTTCCTTATATTGGTCCTAGAGGTGGTCATGGAAAGAATGCAAGAGAAGAATTAGGTGGTAGTTATGTAATGGTTGCTACAGAGATAAGTGGTAACGAAGCAAATACAATACCACAAGAGAATGATATAAGAACTTTTGGTATCATAGCAGATCCAATTGAAAGAAGTACTGGTGCTGCTGCAAACACAGGTAACTTCGATATGACAACAAGATTAACTTTAAGTGGTGCAACAGGAGACTTTAGAGCTGATGAATTAATTACAGGTGGTACAAGCGGTGCTACAGGCAATGTAGTTAGTTTCTCAAATACTAATGCAGCAAATTCAGCAGGCACGCTAAGAGTGATAAATATAACAGGAAGATTTCAGAATAATGAAACTATAACTGGATCAGTTTCGAGTAAGACAGCAACTATTCAACCAGCTTCAAATTCGGACTTGACTTTTTATAAGGGTAATGTACTATATACAGAGAACATTTTGAAATTGACTAGATCGGTTGATCAAATTGAGAATTTTAAAGTAATATTTAGTTTTTAGGATAATTTATGGCATATTCATCAGATGTTTCAAACACAGTAGCGATTTCAACAGATCTTAATGTTGATCCATATTATGACGATTATAATGAAGAGAAGAATTTTCATCAAATATTATTTCGTCCAGGTTTAGCAGTACAAGCTAGAGAATTAACTCAAATGCAAACTCTGTTGCAAAAACAGACTAGTAGATTTGGTAATCATGTATTTACAGAAGGTACTGTTGTTCATGGTGGAGCTAAAACATTTAACACAAATATTCCTTTTGTAAAAATAACAGATAAAGATAATGGTAATAACTCAATTGTTATGTCAACATTAGTTGGTAAAACTATTACAGGTGCAACAACAGGAGTTACTGGTGAAATTATAGATGTACTAACAGGTACACAAACAGCTGCTAATACAAATACTCTTTACATAAAATATACTGGTTCAGGATCAAATAATACTACTAAAACATTTAATGCAGGTGAAGTTTTAACTTTTGCAGGTGGATCTAATACAACTTATACTAATGCAACAGTTTTAAGTTCAGCTAATACACCAACTGGTAATGGTGTATACTTTGCATTAAGTGATGCTATTGTTTATGCTAAAGGTCAATTTATTAGACATGCAAATGCAGGTATAATAGTTGGTAGATATTCACAATCTCCAAGTAGAATAGTTGGGTTTAAAGTAAATGAAAGTATTGTAACAAGTAATACTGATACTACATTATTAGATCCAGCACAAGGTGCTTATAACTATACTGCTCCAGGTGCAAATAGATTAAAATTAGAGACAGAATTAACTTCAATACCATTAGATGTATCTGGTGATGCACCAGCTACTAATAATTTCTTTTCATTGTTTAGTTTGGATAATGGTCAAAGATTTGAAGAAGCTAAACAACCATTGTATGCAGATTTAGCTGAAGAATTAGCAAGAAGAACATTTAAAGAAAGTGGTCACTATACAGCAAGACCATTTAAATTTAATATTAGAGAAAATTTAATTGATGGAACTAACTTAGGATTAAAAACCTCAGCAGCAGGTGGTCAAGCCAATATATTGAGTGTAGGTGTTGAAGGCGGTCATGCTTTTGTAAAAGGTTTTGAATATGATTATGAAAACTTAGATACAATTTACATAGATGTAAACAAAGGAACAAATACACAAGTGTTTGAATCTGTGACTACTACACCTAACTATGGTAAGTTTGTTAAAGTTAAAGAAGTTGCTGGTAACTTTGATCCAACTAAATTACCTACACTAAGTTTAAGAAGTGCAGCTGCTACAGCACATACAAGTAAAACATATGATGCAACCGCGGCTCCTGGTTCAGAACTAGGTACTGCAACGTTGAGAATGATTAAACATGAGCAAGGAAATACAGATGTAGCTGGTGGTGTATTTAGATTATATATTGATAATATTAATTTAACTTCATCAGGAAAACAATTTGCTAATGTAAAATCTGTATTTGTTGCAAATGCAATATCAGGAACAAGTAAAAATTTCTTAGCAGATACAGTATTAGAAAATGCTAACTCAACATATGGTGGTAGCGCAATACTTAATGAACCAACATTTAATACATTAGTTTATGGATTACCATTTAAAGGTATAAAAACTATTAGAGATGGATCTAACAGTGTTGAAACATTATTTCAATTTAAAAAAGGATTTGATGTAACAATTGCAACTGATGGTACCGCTTCATTAGCAACAGGTGACTCAAGTCATCAGTTCACAACTACTGGTACATTAAGTGCATCACAAAAAGATGAATTATTTACACTAATAGCTAAGAATCAAGTATTCAGTACACAATTAGGAACAGTATTAGCAAATAGTACTACAACAGCTGTTACAGGAACAGGAACAAAGTTTGATTTACTAAAAGTTGGTGACAGAGTAAGATTAGGACCAACTCATATTCATACAGTTAATTCAATCTCAAGTAATACAGCTATGACTTTAGTAACAACACCAACTGCAGCACAGAATGTTGCAAGTGGTAATGCTATAGCTAAAGTTATTGAAAGTGGTCAAGTAATTGATATGTCAATGACAGGTACAACTGGTGTTGGTGCTACAAGATCAATTGTAATTGGATCAACTACAACTGCTACATTAGATTTAAAAGAAACTTTTGATACTTCATTGACAGCTAGAGCAATAGTATCTCTTAACAAAGTTAATGCAAGAGAAGCAGATAAAACACTATCAGCAAATGTATTCGTAAGAATTAATCCTAATACACACTTTAATAAAACAACAAGTGGTCCATATCCACTAGGTGTTACAGACGGATTCAAAATTAGAAAAGTTTATATGTCAACATCTAATACTGTTGCAGCTAATGTAAATTCAACAGATGTAACTTCAAGTTATGTATTTGAAAGTGGACAGAAAGCTGGACATTATGATATAGCTCAGATAAGATTAAAATCAACAGGTACAGCTCCAACAGGACAACTACTTGTAAACTTCGATCACTTTAAACACAGTTCATCATTAGGTCAAGGATATTTTAGTGTAGATAGTTATCCTGTAGATGATGATAAAGGGACAAATTCACTAACAAGTATCAAAACATTTCAGATTCCAACATATATAAATCCACAAACAGGTGATGAGTATAATTTAAGAAACAGTATTGATCTAAGACCAAATAAAGCTAACACAGCAAATCCAACAACTACCATAGGATCTGCACCAACTAATCCAGCTAACTCAAGTACATTTACAACTACTGGTGATGGTCAGTTCTTACCAATAACTGGTGAACAAATTTCTAAAGATTTACAAATTTATCTTGGTAGAACTGATAGATTAATATTAGATGAAGAAGGTAGATTAACAATTAAAACAGGTATAGCTAGTGACAAAAAGATACCTCCTATGGCAGCCTCAGATGTAATGACATTAGCGTTTATAACTATACCTCCTTATCCTTCTGTATCACCTTTTGTTGGTAAAGTAAATGAAAGAGAAGATTTAGCTGTTAGTATTAGACCTGTAGATAATAGAAGATTTACTATGAGAGATATTGGTCAGTTAGCAGAAAGAATAAACAGACTAGAATATTATACTTCTTTATCATTATTAGAGAAAGATGCACAACAATTACAAATTTTAGATACAGCAGGTTTAGATAGATTCAAAAATGGTATTCTAGTTGACAACTTCACAGGTCATGGTGTAGGTGAAGTAATCAATCCAGATTACAAAGCAGCTATAGATCCAGACCAATCATTATTAAGACCTTCATTTGCTATAGAAGAAATTGCATCTATTGCTAATACTGTTGGAACAGTGAATGTTATAAGAAGACCAAGAGATGTATTCTTGAAGTTAAATTTTACTGGTGCTAATACAACTGGAATAACATTTAACGAAACAGTATCAGGTTCAACAAGTGGAACTACAGGTAGATTAAAATATAAAACTTCTGCAAATGATGATATAATATTACTTGAAAATGAGACAGGTTCAGGATTCACAGTAGGTGAAACAGTTACAGGTGCAACTTCAGGATTAACAGCTACTGTTCTAACAGTTACAAGCTC